GATATTATTAAAAACAATGTCTCTGTAACATTTGGTAAAGGAGAAGATGACAAGGCCAAATCTTTGATTGACCTTGCGGTTGATAATGGTTACGAACCAAATCAGAAATCTGATGTAGCTTGGAACACATTAACAGCCCTTTATGAGGAGCGTGTCAAGGCCGGCCTTGACATGCCTTCTGATGTCTTTAGTCTTTGGATTAAGGACAAAACTAAAATAAGTCGGAAATAACAACAAAGGATAAAGAAAAATGAGTAAAGAAGTAATGAAAAAAGGATCGGGGTCAGTAGCTTTGTTCGCAGACGATGTGGCTACAGGTTTTGATAACATGACGCAAGATGATCTTGCGTTGCCTTATGTCAGAATCTTGGGTCAATTATCGGCACAAGTGAATGAAGGGGATGGTAAATACATCGAGGGTGCTAAACCTGGGATGATTTATAATAATGTTACCCATGAAATATTTGATGGGAAAAAGGGTATCAAGGTGGTGCCGTGTTATTATAAAAAAGACTATCCAGAGAAAAGCGACAAAGGAGATGGGAATCCATTAACAGTGGCTACACATCTACCTAATAGTCCAATAATCAAGACAGGTAAAAGAGAGGGTGCCAAGATTAGATTACCTAATGGTAATTATCTTGAAGAAACTGCTTATTACTATGTTTTGATGGAAACAAAAGCAGGTGGTATGACACCAGCGTTGATTACTATGAAATCATCGCAACTTTCTGTCAGCAAAAATTGGAATTCTATGATGAAAACCATACAAATTGAGGATGGAAAAGGTGGATTTGTTACACCACCAATGCATGCAGTTGTGTATAATCTAGCATCGGCAATACAAAAGAACGATAAAGGTTCTTGGTATGGCTGGGCTGTTACGCAAGACAGAATTATGGGACAAGAAGACAAGGGTTTGTACAAAAGTGCAAAAGACTTTTCTTCTAGTGTTTCGGATGGAACTGTGCAAGCAAAAGCTGATGTAGAAGAGAAAGTATCGGAAACTACTCCGTACTAAATTAAATGAGGGGGATTGTGAGATCCCCCTTTACAAAGAAAAAAGAAATGATAATACAAAAAGATAAATTCAAAAATATATTTAGTGGACTAACTATAGCATATGGACAATATCAACCTGGAGAACGTGGCGAAAACGGAAAGCAACAAGGAAAAGCTTTTATTGTACGTGGTGACGTCACCGACGAACTCTGGGAAAACCATCTCACAGGAAAAGGTCCAGCCTTGGGAATCATCCCTATTACGGAAAACAATGATTGTAGGTGGGGGTGTATTGATATTGACGAATATAACTTTGATCATACTAGCCTCATTAAAAGCATTAGGGATAAAAAACTTCCTCTTATAGTCTGCCGAAGTAAATCTGGCGGAGCACACGTATTTTTATTTACCAAAGAAAACATTGCTGCATCATTGATGCAATCAAAATTAAAATCTATGGCCATCATACTTGGTTATGAAGGTTCTGAAATATTTCCAAAACAAACTGAAATACTGGTGGATCGTGGGGACACTGGTAATTTTTTAAATCTGCCCTACTACAATGAAATGAAAGGACTGCGTTATGCTATCAACGATAATGGCACCGGTTGTACACTTGAAGAATTTTATCAGCTCTATGATAAATTTGTTTGTACCAAAGAGACAATCGACGAAATCAAAACAGAAGAGAAAAAGATAGAAGAAGCATTTCCTGGAGGTCCACCTTGTTTAAATAAATTAGCAACAACAGGATTTGGACAAGGCTCTAGGAACAATGCATTATTTAATATTGCAGTTTATTATAAACAATCATCACCAGATACTTGGGAAGATAAAATTGTAGAAGCAAATTTAAAATATATGGACCCAACTTTAAGTAATAGTGAAGTTCAACAATTAATAAAATCTGTAAATAGAAAAGGTTATGATAAATATCGCTGTAAAGATTCTCCAATAAATGCAGTATGTCAGTCAGGTTTATGTAGGACAAAAAGATTTGGTGTAGGATTTGGTGAAGAAGAAATGCCAATGTTAGGAAGTCTTACAAAATATTCTTCTAAACCACCGGAATGGTTTTTAGATGTAGATAAAAAAAGAATACAATTAAAATCAGAACAACTTTATAGTCCACAACTATTTGCTTTAGCGTGTTTAGATCAAGCTAATTTAATTGTACCTGTACCTAAACCAAAAGATTGGAAACAACATTTTTTAAAACCTATGATGCAAGGTTTACAAGAAGTAGAACCTTTAGAGTCTTTAGATCCTGTAAATGAATTAACAGGACTATTACAAGACTGGACAACTAACAGACAATCAGCAAGAACTTTTGACGATATATTAAATAAACTACCATACACAGATGAGAAAAGAGAATTTACATATTTTAGAATGGAAGACTTTTATAATTTTTGTAAAAGAAATCATTGGGAAAAAGATAAAAATCAAACAGGTAATTTAATTAAACAATTAGATGTATTTGTAAATGAAGAAAGAATGCGTATAAAAAAACAACAACCAAGATTAATTAAAATAAAAACTATGAAACAACTAGAGGCAAGTACGACACAAGAAACTTATCAAGAGGAGGTATTTTAATGTCTAAACCACCAACATACGATAGAGATGTAGGCAAGAATTGGCACTTAAGATTTAGGTTAATAATACAAGAGTTAACTGAAGAATTAGAATTAACACAAATACAATTAAAGATAGCAGAAAGGAAAATAAAAAAGTATGAAGACAATAATACTGGGTCCACCAGGAACGGGAAAGACAACAACGTTGTTAAATTTAGTAGACGAATTTATACAAGATGGGATAAGACCTAAACAAATAGGTTATTTTTCATTTACAAGAAAAGCAGCAACAGAAGCAGCAAACAGAGCTTCTGAAAAATTTGGTTTAGATATAGAAAATGATTTACCATTTTTTAGAACACTACATTCTTACGCATTCAATCAGTTAGGAATGACAAAAGAAAAAATGATGAAACCAGAAGACTATAAAGAATTTGGTGAGAAGTGTGGCATACCTATAAAGTCTGCAAAATTTTCTGATGGTGATGGTACATTTAATTCTGACAATGAATACCTTACAATAATAAATACTGCAGTTGTTAAAAGAATGGATCTATTAGAGTATTATGATTCAAGACAAAACATTCTTGATATAGAAAGAAACACATTATTTTTATTATCAGAAGAACTTAAAAGATTTAAAAAAGAAAAAGGACTCAAAGACTTTAATGATTTATTAGAAGATTTTTTAGAAAAAGAAACTATTAATAAGTTTAAAGTATTATTTATTGATGAAGCCCAAGACTTATCCTTACTACAATGGGAAATGGTAAGAAAGATTTGGAACAAAGCAGAGAAAACTTACATAGCTGGTGATGATGACCAAGCAATATTTAAATGGGCCGGTGCAGATGTAGATCACTTTATTGCACTTAAAGAAGAAGTTGATGACATACAAACATTAGATCAATCTTACAGGATTCCTGGAGGACCTATACACGAACTATCACAAAAAATAATTAGTCAGGTACAAAATAGATTTGATAAAAAGTACAAACCAAGAACGGGAGAAGGAGTAATGCGAAGATACTCTGACATCACCCAGGTAGATATGTCCGAGGGCAATTGGTTAGTGTTATCTTCTGCGAATCATTTTTTAGATTCAGTAAAAGAAGTTTGTGAATTGCGAGGTTGGTATTATCAATACAAAGGACGTAATTCTATACCACTTAAATTATTGCTAGCATTAAACAATTGGGAATCGTGGCGAAAAGGAGGCATGCTTAATCATTTAGAAATAAAAAATATATACGAATATTTAGGATCAAATGTTTTAGAAGGATTTAGAAAAGGTAAAACGTTGCATTCTGATGATAAATATACGATAAAGGAGTGTGTAGATAATCACGGGTTAATTACGCAACAGGTTTGGTATGAATCTTTTGAGGGACTTGATCCAATTACAGAAAACTACATTCGTAATATGAGAGCAAATGGAGAAGAGATAAATAAAAATCCTAGAATAATAATGTCAACAATACACGGAGCGAAAGGAGGAGAAGCTGACAAAGTTTTACTAATGCAAGATTTAACAAACGCTGCACTTGAAACATTTAGTTATGATCCAGATGAATTACATAGATTGTTTTACACTGGAGCAACAAGAGCGAAACGCGAATTGCATGTATTAGATCCAAGAGATTTTGATAGGGCTTATATACTATGACCAACAAAGATTTATTTAAAGGTACAACATACGATACTTTAGAAAAGCAGGTAGGCGGGAAACACTACCGGAATATGAAAATTCAGCCAGCACATTTTATAAATGAAAACAAGTTGCTTTTTGCGGAGGGTAACGCTATAAAATATATATGCAGACATTCTGCAAAAGGTAAAGAGGAAGATGTGAAGAAGGCAATACATTATTTAGAGATGATACTTGAAAGGGATTATTCGTGAGAAGCACCCAGATACCGTTGTTTACTCCAGAAACGGAATGGGTAATGCCAGAAGAATTAAAAGATCTTCGTGGACATAAAGAGATATCAATAGATTTAGAAACTAATGACCCACATCTAATGACCCTTGGGTCAGGTAATGTTACCGGCAGAGGGCACATTGCTGGCGTTGCGGTGGCCGTAGAAGGCTGGTCAGGGTATTTTCCGATACATCATGAGTCTGGTGGTAATATGGACAAAACTTTAGTTTTATCTTGGCTTCAAGATATTTGTAATCAAGAGGATACTACTTTTATATTTCACAATGCAATGTATGATATCTGTTGGTTGAGAGCTGCAGGTGTAATTGTTAAAGGTAAAATAGTTGACACTATGATTGCAGCATCATTGATAGATGAAAATAGATTATCTTATCAATTAAATTATTTATCAAAACACTATGTTGGTATTGGTAAAGACGAAAGTATTTTAAATGCAGCTGCAAAAGAATATGGTCTTGATCCTAAAAAAGATATGTGGAGATTACCTGCGTTGTTTGTAGGACAATATGCTGAACGTGATGCAGAAGCTACACTTAAACTTTGGAAAAGATTAGAAACAGAATTATATCAACAAGAATTATGGGACGTATTTAACCTGGAGACAAAATTATTTCCTTGTTTAGTTGATATGAGATTTAAAGGTGTAAGAGTTAATCTTGACAAAGCAGATAAGATTAAAAAAAATCTTATGGAACGAGAGTCTAAAATAGTTAGTAAAATCAAGAGTTTAACAAATGTTGATGTAGAAATACATGCAGCAAGAAGTATAGCAAAAGCTTTTGATAAATTAAAACTTCCGTATGACAGAACAGAAAAAAGTAAAGAACCATCTTTTACAAAAAACTTTTTACAAAATCATCCACACGAATTACCAAAACTAATTGCAGAGGCAAGAGAAATAAATAAAGCTCACACTACATTTATAGATTCAATAACTAAACACGCAGTTGATGGTAGGATACACGCAGACATAAATCAAATTAGATCAGATGCAGGTGGGACAGTTACAGGTAGATTTAGTATGTCAAATCCTAATCTACAACAGATTCCAGCAAGACATCCTGAACTAGGACCAATGATTAGATCTATTTTTATTCCAGAAAAAAATACAACGTGGGGATCGTTTGACTACTCACAACAAGAACCAAGAATTTTAGTACACTATGCAAAACTACAAAACTTAAATGGTGTTGATGAAATTGTAGATGCATACAATCAAGGTGATGCAGACTTTCACCAGGTTGTTGCAGATATGGCAGGTATCGAACGTAAGCAGGCCAAAACAATTAACCTTGGTTTGATGTATGGTATGGGTAAAAATAAATTAATGGCAGAGTTAGGATTGATGAAAGATTCTGCAGAAAAATTAATAAGACAGTATCACAACAAAGCTCCATTTGTAAAACAACTAATGGATAATGTATCTCGTAAAGCAAATGATCGTGGTAAGATTAGAACTTTGTTAGGTCGTGCGTGTCATTTTGATCTTTGGCAGCCTGTACAATTTGGTGTATTTAAACCATTACCGCTAGAGCAAGCGCGAAAAGAATATGATGAACCTTTGAAACGTGCATTTACGTACAAAGCTTTAAATAAATTAATACAAGGAAGTGCAGCAGATATGACTAAAAAAAGTATGGTAGCATTGTATGAAAATGGTATAATACCTCATATACAAATTCACGATGAAGTGGATATCTCTGTTGAATCTCCAGAAAAAGCTGAACAAATAATAGAAATAATGGAGAGTGCAGTAGAGTTAAAAGTTCCAAACAAAGTGGATTACGAACAAGGAGAAAATTGGGGCGATATTAAGTAATGGCTTTATTGAATGCAGACATACCACCTCAATATTGTAAAGTACGAAAGGAGTATCTTTATGACTTTAAAAAACATCACGGAGAAAGTGAAGAGTGTGTTATCTTCGGGCTCACATCTATGGCAGGAGCTGCAACACTATTTCACATTATGTTACCAAACGGTGCGGTCTTTTTTAGACTGCCTATATCAGCGTTTTTTCAAAAAGAATTTGACAGAAAAGATGTGCCAGATATGCAAGTGGACACCCTTCAGCTGTGGAACAGCTTTAGTTATTATCCTAGTGTGCATATGTTTAATTATCTAACATCACAGCGCGGTAAATATTTCGGAAAAGATAAAAAATTATACTATGGTGAATATCTGTTCACTATTGATTGGTGTCATCCTGAAAGTAATATTCTGGATACTGAACACAGTGAGATTCCTCATGAGCATAAGTGTGGACATGTGTTGGCTCTTGATAATGG